TCGTATCATTTTTTCGCTCCGATTGCAAGACAAAATTGCTTTTTCATGGGTGTTTGAAAAGTAAAGCATTAAATGCAACAAATTTTCGGCTTGATTTTTGTGGATTTTATCATAAAGCAAACAAGCCGTCAAGCCTGCCCCGCCTGCAGCCTCTCTCTATTGTTCAATTTCACCAACATTCCGTCTCTCTGTTTGTGCGTTCTTTCCTTATGCCGTCAGCCCTAGCTTCCGCAGGCACTCCCTGAACGCTGTTCCTGCGCTCTTGTAACCCAGTATCTTCCGTGGGTAGCTGTTGATCCAGCTTTCTGTTGCCGCGATCTCTTCCGGCGTGACTTTCGAGAAGTCCGTTCCTTTTGGATGCCTGCGGCGGATCATGCCATTTACGTTCTCATTGCTTCCGCGTTCCCAAGAGGAATACGGGTGGCAGTAGTAGACCTTCGTCCGTTTCCCATCCTTGATGCAGGACCGTTCCAGCTGATCCGTCAGCGCAAACTCGCTGCCATTGTCCACCGTGATGCTTTTATAGATGATGCCGAATTTCTCTGCGCCCAGCTTCCGCTCCAATGCGTTGATGGCCTGCACTGTCGTTTCGGCGCGGCGGTTCGGAACCAATATAATATTCTCGTTCCTGGTCTTACGTTCCGTCAGCACCAGCAGCGCCACAGTGCTTTTCTTTTGACCGGAGTATACGGTATCCATCTCCCAGTGTCCAAATTCTTCCCGGTTCTTCACTTCCTCCGGTCTGTTCTCGATGCTTTCACCCGCCGGTGCGCGGGCTGGCGCTTTCGTTTTCACTTTTTTGTAGTCGTTCTTATGCACGCCCCGCCTCGGCAATGTTTGTTGTGTTACATTCAGGAAAACGCCCTTTTTGATGTAACTATATATAGTAGGCACCGAAATGTGCGTCTTGAACGTCTTGCCTTCTTCCTGTGCGTATCCGTACACTGCTGCCGGGGAGCAGTCCTTATCTATAATGGTTCGCTCAATGTAGGCGGCAAGCTCATGGTCTTTGCCGATTTTCAGGTTTGGTCCTTTCTCCCGCAGATGTGCTTGATACCGCCGTTCTGCAATGTCCGGGCTGTATGTCTGGATCAGTTCCCACGTTGTTCCGTTCAGCCGGTCATAGCTACCTCTTTTCAGTTCCCGGTACACCGTGGATGGGTCCACCCTCAATTTTTCCGCGATCTCTCGTGTCCTCATTCCCTCTTTCTTCCACTTTTCAATGCGGATTCTGTCCGTAAACGTCAAATGCTTGAACACTCTCACATTGTTTTCCTCCTTTCTGCTATTGCGTTTCTTTTCGTATCAATCATAAAATATGCGGTACACCGTTGTCAATTTGCAAACTTTCCACACTTTGCACAGTTCCCTTGTGCAAAACTGCCATATAAACAAAAAATCCCCCACCAGCGGCCCGATAAAGGCTGCCGGTGGGGGATTTCACGTTACTTTGGCAGGAAGCTGAGTACCCGCCCGACATACGCTCCGATTGCGGCGGCTGCTACCGTCCACCACAGTTTGTTTCCGAGCGCTCCGGGGGCCTTTTCAAGCGCTGCCAGCCTAGCATCTTGCGACTTGTTCTGTGCAGTCACAATTTCAAGGCTCTTGTTGGTCGATTCGAGTTGTTGGATCGTCAGCTTGATGTTCGTGTTCATGCCGTTCACAGCATCCGTCAGCCTTTCAAGGTCATCCAGACGATGGGTGTTGCTTTTGCTCCGGCTTTCAACATCAGTCAGACGATGTTCCAGCTCTTCATCCGTCATTTTTTCCCGTCCTCCCCAAAGTGTGCTACGGTAGTTGTGGCAGCATTCTTCTTTTCCATGTAGGCTGCCAGCTTTTTCTTGCTGAATTTGAACACAACTTCCACGATCCAGTCAAGCGTGCGCTCGTTGATTGCCCAGTCCAGCCAGTCCGGCGTAAAGCCGCGCAGGGTCGCAATGACCTGCTTCTTCTTTTCTTCGCCCATCTTGCTGCCCACGATGTTCGTTTCTGCCCACTCGATCCACTCATAGACCGTCTTGGCGATAACCACACCGTAGCCCAGGCGTACCGCAAACAGCGCGGTGACGATCATGCCCACGACCATGAAGATGAACGACAACCATGTAGGGAATGCCATAAGGAAAGATTTCATGATTTCCATAACGATACCTCCGCTCGTTTCTGCTTACAGCGTCCAGCGGCTCTTTGCTTCGCGCACATCAACGTGCACCCAGCCCGCCGGACGGCCTTTCTTTACCGGGTAGCGTCCGATGCCGCCGGTGTTCTTCAGCAGTGTTTCCGCATAATCAGCCACAGCTTCCACACTTACGCCCTGCACACGGATGTCAGCAGCCTTGCCGTAGCAATGCTGGCTGTATGTAGCGCCCTTGACGTTCTTGTTGTGGGCGGCCGTGCGGAATGCGCTGGTGATGGTCAGCGGCTTCCCGAAATGGTCACGGATCTGCTGCAACAGCTTTACAAGATCCATGTCCACAAACACCGGGTCGCTGCCATCCTTACACCGGAACTCCTTCACGCTGAAGTTCTTGCTCAGCGCCTTGCTCCCGTCCTTCGCATAGGAATATGCTCTGATTGCCATTGTTCTGCTCACTTCTTTCTTTTTTGATGATATAGAATTTCCCGTATGTCTGGTTCAGCTTGTGTTTCAGCGCCATGCACTCGCAATGGCTCAGAACGCCGCGGTAGCTGCCAATAGTGCGCTCCACGCTCTCGGCTGTGATCTCGCCCGCCTCATACTGTGCCAGCACCTGTGAAAGCCGCAGCTTGATGCCGCGTATCGTGGTGTGACGCAGGCGGCGGTGTGTCGGCCACACCCTCACGCCCACAAATTCCACGCCCTGTTTCAATGGCTGGATGCTGGTTTTATGGTTCAGAGCAAGATTCAGCTCCCTGCGCAGGAATGCGGCGATCTCGTCCCGGATGCGTGCAAGTTCCTGCTTGTCGTGCCCGATGATGATAATGTCGTCCATGTACCGGATGTACCAGTGGATGTGCAGCGTATGCTTCACATACTGGTCCAGAACATCGAGGTAGATATTGGCGAACATCTGGCTGGTCAGGTTTCCGATTGGAACGCCGGTGTCCTCTAACCGGCACTCTGGCGGCACTTCGTCCGCGCTCATGCCCTCCGGCAACCCAAACTTCGTCTGGTCACTGTGCAGGATCACGCGGAACAGCCACATCATGCGCGGGTCTTCGATCTTCCTGTTCAGGATCTTCAGCAGTATCTCATGGTCTATCCGGTAGAAATACTTTGAAACGTCCAGTTTCAGCGTATAGGCCGGACCGCCTCGGTCTGCCTGCCGCATCCAGTATTGCAGTTGATCCAGCGCCGCGTGCGCCCCTTTGCCCTTGCGACACGCATAGCTATCCGAAATAAAGCCTTTATCGAATATGGGAAATACAACTTGGTAGATACCCCACTGCACAACGCGGTCAGGGTAGTGCAGCGCCATAGCCATGCGCAGCACAGGCCGCCGGATCCAGAAGATCCGGTACGACCCTACCTTATAGGTCTGCTTGACCAGACGGTTTCCCAGAATGATGCAGTATTCTGCTTTGCGCTGCTCAAAGATCAGCACTTCATCCCGGTGCTTCTTGCCCTTGCTGGCGTGGTAGTGTGCCAGCATCAGGTTGTCGAAAGCCACCACCTGGACAAAGATGTTTTTGTATGTTTTCATTCACAGCCTTCCGCACCCGTGGCATATACGGCCACTCCCCACCATTCACCGGGCGGTGGGATATTCCGGCCATTCTCCCCGGTATACTGTCTGCCTTGATGCGAATACAAATTTTTCGCGCAGCGCTCCCCGGCGCTGCCGACGGATCCTGACCCCTTTTGCCCGCGTAATCCAGCCCATCTTTTCAGGCAAGCTGTGATTCATCTGGCGGGGAAAAGCGGAACGCCGCCCAATGTTGCCGTTGGCGTTGGAACGCGCATTGTTCAGGTTCAGCTTGAACACGCCCGCGTTGGAAGTGTTGTTCCAGCTGCCGCCCCGGATCGGGATGCGTAAATGATGGTCAGGCCCCGGTTATGCAAAAAGGCAAGCAGCCCTATTTGGACTGCTTGCCCTCCACATACTTCATGTAATTGCCGATCATTCCGCCGATTGCCCCGGTATATTTGCTCCATGTCGCGTATTGGTGCATCGTGATGCAGGTGACAGGCTGCGGCGGGGCTTCCGGTGCTTGGCCGTCCGCCCGCTTCTTGCGCTTTTTCTTCGGTTCTGTACCTTGCGGGTACAGTCTGGGGTTCGCCGCCTCGTCAAGATAATCCCGCAGATCCAGCAGCAGGGTATCGAACTCACGCAAGGTGTCGCGCTTGTAGTATTTCTTCTGGATCACGTTGCACAGGTGCAGCATATCGTACATCGTTTCCCGGATACGCTTTGCAAGGCCGTATTTTTCCACTCTCGGAAACTGCACCAGTATGGGGCTTCCGTAGTTTATCATGTCCTTCACCGCTTCTTTCAGGCGGTAGCCTCCGTTTGGCGTGTTCATCTGCTGCAACTTTTCGTTTTCGATACTGTTCATGTCATTTTCCCAGGCTCTGCAAAATATAGGGGGCGGCTATCGCCGCCCCATCGGTTTACTGTCGGTCGGTTTGCGGTTTGCCCCTCTTATCAGAGGGAACCCACAAAAGCGGAACGCCGCCCAACGTGGCCGCCGGCGTAGGAACGCGCATGGCCCAGGTACAGCCCGAACACGCCCGCGCCGGAAGTGCTGTACCAGCAGCCGCCCCGGATCGGGATGCGCTCGCCCTTGTTGATGGCCCACACGTCATCGCCGCCATAGTCACCGTTCGGCTCCTGCGGGTACACGCCGATGCCGTAAAGGATCTGCGGCACAGCAGACAGAGTGGTTGCCAGAGCATTAAAGCCCGTGCCGTGGCCGTCCTCGCTCTGCCCGGTCAGTGCATCGGTGACAAGGGTCCACTTACTGCCGCGCCAGTCCATCTTGATGGTGCCGGAGGAACCGGGTGCCACAAGGCTGCCGTCTGCGGCAATGGCTTTCCACAGGCTGCTTGCTGCGGACAGGTCTGCCGTGGTCAGTGCGGCATCATTGTGCTGGATGATCTGGATCTCTCCGTCCATCAGGCGCAGGCCGGTAGCCCACTCCCACGCATTGCCGTTCAGGTCTGCAATGCCGGTCAGATCGTTGTTATGGTTCCAGCTCACAGGACCAGAGCCGGTCAGGGTCAGATTCACCTTGCCGTTGCTGTCGTAGTTGGCCGGGGTGCCCTTCTCCCATGCGTGCGCATGGTCAGCGCCATAGTTGTTGTTGCCGCGGGGCATAAAGCCGTTGGCACGGCACCACAGCTGGATAGCTGCATACATGGCGTTGGTCGCCAGCGTCCAGCCCTCGCCCTTGCTGCGGCTCTGGCTCACAGCGGTGTCGAAGTTCACGTTGACCGCCGGGGCCTGCATGGGCAGGCTGCAGGGCACGCCGTTCACCAGCGTATCATGGTACTTGCCGATGCAGAAATAGGGCTTCTCCACACCATCCAGCTTAAAGGCCGGCAGCACCGTATCATCGCCCACACCCACATCCTTGTAGGTCAGCTTATTGATGGGCACCACCACGCTGGGCAGGCCAAACTTATCCAGCAGGGCGGTGTTCTTGCCGCCAGAAATACCCTCAATGGCGGCCTTGAAGTCAGCAAAATTAGTCATAGTGTTTCGCTCCTTTCACTTAGTCGATGGCCCACAGGGTCAGCGTGCAGCGGGAAATGTCGAACTTCACAGGCACCTTCGTGGTCTGCTCCACTTCGCCATCGCCGCCCATGGCGTGCACCTTCTCCACCTTCTCGGTGTAAGCGCGGGCGGGAATGTCGATCTGTGCCGCATAGGACAGGTCGTCGTTCTTGCCAATGGAGGTAGCCAGCGCGCCATCCCAGTTGCGCACAACGTCAATGTGCACAGGCTCGTCCTTCTCATACTTGGCGAGGTTCACCATGATCTCGTCATCGCCCAGGAACAGCTTGGTGCCCACCACCTCATAGTTCAGCTTGGTGCCTTCGTTTTTCTCGATCACCTGAATCATAACTTAATACCCTCCGTTCATGTGGTTATCGCGGCAGATCTCGCGGGTCTTTGCAGCGATCATCTCTGCCTGCTCCCGCTGTTCTGCGCTGATGTTGCCCCGGCAGCCGAAACTTTCCGCCACCTGGGCTTCGTATGCGATGCGTTCATCGCTTTTCACGATCACATTTGCCATAGTCTGCTCCTTACTCCCCGGTGGGGGCCGCGCCGTCCTCATACTCCGGTGCGGGAATCATGCCGCCCTGGATCTCAACTTCCAGTGTCACTTCCTTGGCAACGCCGGTGTAAGCGATCTTGAAGCCGTTGAGCAGCTTGTCCGTGATGATGACGTTTCCCGCCGTACCAGCCGGGTCTCCATCAATCGCCACGCCGTTGGGCATCACGGCAGAAACAACACGGGTCGCAATGATGTAATCAGTGTTGTTGCGGGGCTGCTTCAGGGCGATGGTTTTCTTGCTGTTGTTTGCCGGATACTTTGCGCTGTTGTACAGGTAGATGGTGTGCATCTCGCCGGTCATGGCCTCGATATCCAGGCCGTGCTCTTTCAGCACACGGGTAGCCTCGGCCAGCAGCAGGCTGTTTTCCAGAATGCCGCCCTCCATGTTGTTGAAGTTTGCGGCGCTCTGGGAGGTGCCGGTTTTCAGCACCTCGCCGTCCACTCTCTCATGGGTGATGGAACCGTCGGAATTGTTCGTTTCCTTGAAACGGTTCACGAACTGGGTCACTCTGTCCACCCAGTTTTTGAAATTGTACATAGGGTGTCCTCCTTATCCCTTTGCGTTCCTCTGGTCAGCGGTCTTGTCCGCGCTGTTGAAGTTCAGCGCAACACGCAGGAGTGCGCCTTCGTCGTCAGCCTCGAACTCGACCTGCTCGTTGCCGATCAGCGTCTTGGTGTACATGACCTGCTTGCTGGTGTCCAGCAGCGCAACCTCCGTCACGGTGCTGCCGGTGGAATCGCCGGGCGGGATCGTCATGAAGAACGCCAGACGGCCATCCTTCAAGGTCTCCACGCTGTCGATGGGCACCGTCTTGTAGGTGCTGCCCGCCTTATAGCGGCCAAGCGCCACGCGGACTTTGGTGTAGTCCTTGTACAGGCCCAGAGCGTAACTTGTCATTGCCATAGTCTTTTCACCTCCCTTCATTACTGCACAAACGGCTCTTCGCCGCTGCGCTTGCCCTTGAACTTGGTAACAGTGACTTCAACATCCACGTCCAGCACCGGATCATCCAGTACCGCCGGGATGCTGCTGGCACAGGTTTCTGTGCCCGCCATCGCCACTTCCATGTTGTGCACCTCCGTTTCCGTCTCAACTGTCACATCCGTATCGTAGATACCGGCTGTCGTCGTCCTGTCCGGGACAGTGCCAGCCGTTTCAACTTTGTACCCGGCAGACTGCTGCTCCGCTTCCACCGTAATGTCTGCTTCGCCCAGCGCCGCCTTGGTCGTGTTCTTCGGCCATGTGCCCGCCTGCAGGTTTTCGCTGGTGTAGGGCGTTTCCAACATCGCCGCGGTGCTTTCCGTTTCCACGTTCAGATCTGCATCCATGATTCCGGCATGGGTCGTCCGGTACGGGATCGTGCCCGCCGTTTCCGCCCGGAACGCATTTGCGTTTTCTTCCGTTTCCACTTCAAGTTCTCCATCTGCAATTCCCGCATGGGTCGTTGTTCTCGGCCATGTGCCGGCATACATCGTCTCACTTGCATAGGGCGCCCGGTAGACCAGCGAGGAAAACTCGCACTCTATCTCAATCCCTGCCTGCACTTGCAGGTAAAGGCTGTCCAGATGGGCGGTCATGCGTTTGTAGATGTTCACGCTTCGCCGGATTTCCCGGCGCTTCACCGGAATGAGTGCTCCGTCCACAGAGCAGATCACGCGGAAATGACCGGGTGTACCGCCGTAGTCGTACCACTGTTCTATCTCCGACCGGGGATAGATTGCGGATATTGCTTTCAGGGTCGCCCAGTCCGTGCCGTAGTAGCGCCGGACTTCCAGCGCCGTCTTGATGATGCTGCGCTTGGCTTCCAGCGGATAATTGGAATCGTACCAGTCCACCTTGAACTGCACGGCCAGCACATCCAGAATCTCTTCCGGTTGCGAATCTATCTGCGTGTAGATATGGATCAGCTCTGCCGCTTCCATTTCCCGCTGGTGCCGTTCGCGGTACACCTTATCCATGATGCGGACCCACGGTTCATCCGCAACCGCCGGGGGCAAGCCCTCAATCAGTCCGGTTCCCCACAGATCAGTCATCCTCGATACCTCCGTAGGTGATTTTCTTGCTGTTCAGCTTTGCCACCTGCGTTTCCGTCACCTTGGTGTCAACAGGCCCCGTCAGTTTCGGACGCTTTGCCCCGGCTTCCCGTACCCGCATGATAAGTTCCGCCGGGTCGATGTCTCTGCCGATCTTCCTCTGCCATGTTTCATACGCCTGCACAGCCTTTTCCACATTCTCCTGAATGGTCACGGCGTTCTTGGTATTGCTGGACGCAATGTAGTAGGTGAGGTTGATGTCATACGGCACTTCCTGCGGGGCATGGCAGAGCACCAGATCGCCCATCGGCTTCTTTACCGTTGTGAAATAGTCCTCCATACCCCGGCATTCTTCCTCTGTCGGTAGCCGTCCTCCATCCATCAGGAAGTAGATGTGGATTGTGTATCCTTCCTCACAGATGATCTTTGTGCCAGACACATCGGTGCGCCAGCTTTCGGCGAAATACTCATAGGCATCCACCGGTCCCGCAATGGAGAAGATGGACGGGGCGTAGTGGATGCGTCTTGTGAAAGAATCGTCGCCCTCCGTATCCGTTCCGCCGGTGCTGGTTGATGTGTTCTGGGCGGAGGCAATGTAGGGGATGGGGTCAACCAGCGTGTTGATTTCTCCGGCAATAATGCCGTCACTCCCGCTGCCCGCCTCGTCCGCCAGTACCTCCACATCAACCGACATCTCGCCCGCCGGGATCTCCGCGTACTTCGTGGTCTTGAAATACTGCTTTTCCCCGGTGCGCACCTGCGTGCCCTCCGGGATGCTGGTAGCGCTGGTTCTCACTGCAGACAGCGTAAACCGCACTACTGCCGTTGCCTTGCCCGCCTCCATGCGCTCCACGCCCACCATTGGTGCAAGGTTGTCCAGGTTCGGCCCGGTGCTTGTCGGCAGCAGCTCCGCTTTCAGGCAAGCCGTGCTGTACTCTATCGTATGGTGAGAACGATAAGCCAGCACCAGCAGCACCATCCGCGCTTCTGCGCACTGTGCCAGCGACACTTCGCCGTTGTACAGTTCCATGTTGTATTTCTCAAACAAGGCTTTGCACTCGGCTGTCGCTTCTTCCAGAGTTTCCCCGCCATCAACGCTGATTTCGGGGATGTTTTCAAATTCTTTGATCTTAGACAAGTTCGTACACCACCTTCGGGGTTACTGCTCCGTGCAGCGCATCGTCCTCCACCCAGTCCACACGCACCACCCGTGCCCGCGGCTCAAAGGCTGCGGTCTTTTCCGTGATCTCTGCCACATAAAGACCCTTTGCCACCGCAAGCGGCTTGTCCAGGAACACGCCCGGATCTATGCCAAGCAAGCGGTCGCCTTCCAAGCTGCCCACAGGGGTGCAGTACAGCGTGCGGAGACAGCGTGCAACGTCCTGCGCTTCTTCCTGCGTCGCCCTGTCGTTGGACAGTTCAAGCATCGTACTGCTTATGTCGATCATGTGTACTCCTTTATGGTCAGGCTCACCATGCACTGCGTCAGCAGTCCATGTTTCAACACAACGTTCCAAGCTTCGCTTACATCGGTCACGCGGAAGCGGTTCTTGGAAACCGGCGCAAACCCGATAATCAGGTAATGCAGTTCTCCGCTTTCCACCATTTCTGCCAGCCGATTCTTCATCCTGCTTGGATTTACGCCAAGGCTGGAATCAAGCAGAATGTCGAATGTGTATTCCCGCAGCTTTGGGTTAAGGAACTCCGGCTTTGCTTTTCCTTTCAGCACTTCATGCTCGGCCCAGTTCGCACCGATTTTCCCTTTGAAGTTGGATGGGGTGAGCGTCCGCAGATTGCCTACGGAAAAGATCACATCGCCAAAAACTCCTACATACATTCCCGCACCTCCTTACAGCGGCGGAGTAGTCGGTTTTCCGAGGTTGCCGTTGTGCGTGTGCTTCACGAGCGACTTCCCGGAAACTGTCACATCCCCGCCGCCGCCCGTGATATTCACCGTGGCCGCGCTGGCCGTCAGTGTCGTTGCGCTCAACTTCAACTCGCCGGACGCCTTGATCTCGATGCCCGCCGGGGAATCCACCTTCACGCTTCCGCTTTCGCTGATGGTCACGGTAGTGCCGCCAACCTTGACTTCCAGGCTCTTGGCTTTCAGGATCTTCTTCCCGTCCACAAAGTCCAGCAGTTCCTTTGCGTTTGCATCGAACTTCCGGTATGCCTTTCCATCCTCGTTGCTGTATTCCTTGCGGAACACCTTCTCCTTGCCCTCGACAGGTTTAATCTTCTCGTTCCAGATCGTGCCCAGAATCACAGCGTCCTCCGGGCTGTCGCCCGGATGCAGCACCACCACCAGATCGTCCACTTCCGGCATCCGATATTCCCGGTTTGAGAGCATCGGCACCATTTCCGTTACGGTATCGTCCCGGTCAGGGTACGTCACTTCGCACAGACCATTTTCGTAGTCAATGGAACTTACATTTCCAAGCCGCACTTCGCTGCTCATGTGAAATCCCCCTTTTCTACTTTGCTGGCCTTGACCTGCGTTTTGTAACCGCTGGACGGCGAGAAAACGTGCTCCATCTCGTCAATGAAGTATTTTCCTGCCATTTTGCCGTAGCCCACCAGATTGATGCACTGCGCCGACGCACCCGCCGGGTAGCCCGGAATCGTGAAGCTGATGGTCGTTGCGCCGTGGTTTGCATTTTTGATGGCTGCCACCAGCTTTGCCTTCGCATCCGCTTCACTGTTCACCTTACTGGTGAGTTTAAGTTGACGTTCTTCTGTGCCCACCTTGACGTTGATGTTGATCTTTTTCTTTTTGTTGGTGTAGGTATACACGCCGCCCGTGTACGTCCCGGTCAGTTTGGTGTTCCACTTAAAACTACCCGGTTCGATGCACAGGGCATTCGGATTCAGCGGCTGCGCCTCTTCGTATACCGTCCAGGCCGCCGCTTTTTCCTTGTACTTTTCCCGGTCATACACCCACAGCTTCGATGCGTAGACCTTGATGACCAGTCCGTAATCTTTGCACAGGTCTTGCAGAAACGCGCTGTCCGTAGCGTCCTGCTCCTTTGCATCAATGTCGTGGTCGTCGCCTTCAAACTTCAGTTCCAGCTTGTACCGCCCTGCAATGGCTTCTGCAATTTTCTTCACGCTGGTTTTCTTCCATGTGAATGTGCGATTGCGCTCGCTGAAGCTACTGTCGTTCGGTTTCGCCACGCCGCCCATGGTCAGCGTGTCCGGGGCGCCGGAAAAGTCCAGGTCATCCAGCACAAAAGCGCCGCACTCGGCGCTGTAATCGCGGTTGTAGTTTCCGATACCGCCGATCCCCCAGTTTTTAACTACGATGGTCGGATAGAGCTTTACACCCTTCTCCGGCATCCATGCGTTCTTCCACTTGCTGTTGCGGGCGTTGATGGTAATGCTCATGCTGTCGCTCTGGGATGCAGCCACATCCGTGTAATGGAAACTCTCCACATCATTCTCGATCCTGGCTGTAATATCGGTTTTTTCGTATTTCAGCCGGATCGCCGCCTCGCGGCCTTTGGGTCTCACCGCTGTCAACACCATCACGCACCTGCTTTCCAGGGCGGCAGGTCGCCGCTCTTTTCTTCAGGCAGTTCAGGTGTTGACAGCACAGTGCCGGAATCGAACCGGACAATGTGGATCAGTTCAGGGTTGTTCTGCATCAGCCAGTCGGCTTTCAGCTCACTTCCGTACACGTTCAGCGCAATCAGGTCCCATGTGTCGCCGGACTTCGTTGTGTAATCAAGTGCCATAGTTCTTGCGCCTCGTTTCATGTTCGTACTGTTCCATGTACTCGCAGAACTTCTCATAGCCTTCATCCAGCAGTTCGCGGAGTTCGTCCGCGCTCATGCCGCCATAGACCGTGAAGTTCGGCGCATAGACGTAGGTGTTGCCGGAGCTGCTGGTGTAGGTGCGCTGGTAGCTTGTGCTCCCGCTGCCGCCAGAGCCGCCGGAGCTTCCGCCAGAGGTGCCACCGCCGCCGATGGACGGCAGTTCCACCACGTTCTGCCTGGATGCCTGCAGGTCTGCCAGCATGGAAAGATCCTGCTCCGTCGTGCCCGTACCGTAGACTGTCGGGAAGAAGTCTACGTTGCTCAGGTCGTAGTGGTCGGGGTTTGCGGCATATTCAAGCTGTGCTTTCTCTACGTCCGCTCCCCGGATGAACTGGATGACCTTCTGAGCATTTTCATTTGCAAGGATGGTCTGGGCACCAGTGACCACCTTGCCGATTCCGGTATTCACGTTCTGGACGATCTTGCTCTGGTCGTCCGTCACGGCAGGGGCCTGCACGGCTGCCAGTGCTTCCAAGCCATCCACCGCATAGTTTGCAAACTCCGTTACGCGGCTGAACGCCACGCCAGCGTCAGAACCCAGCACCATGCCCGCCGCAACGGACGGGAACATAGTGCCAAAGCTCTGTGCGATCTGGTTCAACCGCTGCTGCCGCTGTGCCTTGCGGAAGTCGATCAGGTTGGTGCCTTCGTCCGTAAAGCCGCCATCGGCAAACATCTTCGGCTTTCTGCCGGGCAGTTCCAGCAGGTCGCCCAGACCAACGCCCAGCATCTTGCCAGCCGTCAGCCATGTATCCACGTTCTTCTCCCGGACACCGCGCCGGAAGCTGATGACCGCTTCCGTGCCAGCCTCGCCAGCGATGGACGGCCCCTTCGTCATACCGCCGTTGGCAAACGCCGGGACGGACACTGGCGAGAGGTTGAAGCCGAAAGACTTGCCGCCAATGACCGGGACGGGGATGCCGAACAGTGTTTCCGGGATTTTAAGCTGGATCTTGTTCAGCGCTCCGATGATGAAGTTGACCGCCTTCACGCCAACGGTAGCTATCTGCTTCAAAAATCCGATGACGCCCAAGATCACAGGTTCTACCACCGGCAACGCCTTGCCCACAACGTCTACTGCCACCTTGATGGCATTGACCAGTGTAGTGCCCACCAGGCTTACCACCGTGGACAGCAGCGGCATAACCGCCGGGATGCCCTCGTTGACAACAAACCCGAATATCTCCGTCAGCACCGGCTTTATGTGGTTCGTTCCCAGATCCACGATCTGGGAGAACACACCGACAAAGGACTGGACCAGCGGCATGACCGTCTGGATAGCCGGGGTCATTGCGCCAAACACATCGCCCAGGTTCAGCCCTCCGATGCTGAAACCGGATAGCTTTTCCTGAATGCTCTGCAATCCCTCCGGGGTGGAGAGTTGACCAAACACCTGCTTTGCGAGGTCTCCGATACCCGCGATCTTGCCGGTAAACTTGTCGAATACGGCAAGGCCGCCTTCACCAAATACCATGCCGACAATGTTGCGGACATCCTCAAAGTGATCTCCCAGTATGGAAACCACGGCAACCATCGTGCCAAGACTTGTAATAGCCGGTCCGAACATACCAAGCAACGACATAAAGCCGCCGCCCAGCTTCGCAGCCACCGGGCCAACGGTAGAACCCAGCACATTCAACCCCGCGCCAGCGAACTGACCAACGTTTTTGACCGTGCCGATTGCGCCGCCTGCCAGCTTTGTTGCGCCGCCGACCACCTTGTTTTTGGCATTCGCCAAAATTGCGGGGCCTTTCGTTTGGCTAAAGATGTACCCCATCTGTGCAAGAGCGTCCTGTCCGTTCATGCCGACCGTGCTGGTTGCCATTCGCCAGAGTGCCCTTCCTCTGCCTGGCTGCACAATGCCTGTTTTTGCAAGGATTCCTACTCCGGCCTTTCCGATGTTTCCGAGTGCAGACTTCCCAAGCCCGCCCATCGTAGACACGGTTGCTCCGCCAAAGGACTTCATGCCGGCAAAGATGCCGGGGAAGTTGATGCCCTGCGGCCCCGCTATGCCGGACAGGATCTGCTTTGCAACGCCGCCTGCCTTTACGAATCCGCTGCCGATGGCCGTGTTGCCCAGTGCGCTTATAGCGCTACCGACGCCTGTAACATACTTTCCGGGGGCGGAGTTTTTCAGCAGACCGAGTACGCCGCCGTTCGTGCTGGCTTCCAGAACGTCATTTACAAAGCCGGTCTGTCCCTTCTTGGCTCCGCTGCGCAGTCCCTTGAAGTTCTTCATTGTTGCCCAGATGCCCACACCAGCGCCGTCCAACGTCTGCCCGATCTTGCCCAGGCGCGTTGCTGGCTGCTGTGCTCCGATGCCAGCCATCTGTGCACCGTACTTTGCGTTTTCCGCGAACATTCCGGCATTCGACCCAGCAAACGCCGCGCCGCTCACCGTTTTCTGGATCAGGCTTGTGGGGGTCAATGCACCCAGCAGGTTTCTGACCGTGATGCCGCCGAACGTTCCGCCGGGCGCTCCGCTCGGCTTTCCTCCGATCACAACATTGCCCACCGTGGACAGCAGTGTGCTTCCAGCGCTGTATGCCGCAGGTGCAAGGCTCATGGCTCCCAGCGCCGCAACAATGGCCGTAATGGCTCCCCCCACTTCCGGTCCATGCTCCGCTGTGTAGTCGATGCCTTTCTGTATCCACGGCAGCGCCGTCTTTGCTGCGTTTCCGATTCCGTTTACCGCATTGCGCAGCAGCGGCAGCACAGACGTTACCAGATTGGACAGATCCGGCAGGCTTTCGTCGATTTCCTTGTAGAAGTCCAGCTGAATCCGGGTCAATTCCTTTTGGGCAGGCAAGAAAGCCTCACCAACGTCCTGCATCAGAACCGTTCTGGCATTGGTGCGCATGATGTCAAGACTTTCCTGCGTCCCGCTGTTGATAGCAAACTCACGCTCCATACTGTTTTTGTAGTTGTCGTAGTTTGCATCGCTCACTTCAGAAAGCGTTTTTTCCAGCAGATCAAGATTATTCGTAACCTTCGCTGCGCCTTCCACCGCCCACTGGTTAAACAGAACGTTCAGTGTGGCCAGCTTCTTTTCGTCCGGCAGCTGATTGATAGCCGCAAAGACTTTCTGCAGCGTCCCTGTTCCGTCCTCCTGCATCGACTTTGCCACACCAGATGCCGAGAATCCCAGCGTTGCCCACATCTCCTTTTGGGCCTTGGTTGCGCTATCGCCCTTTGAGATGTTGGTGTAGATTCTGGAAATTGTAGTGCCAGTGCGTTCCGTGTCAACGCCGGTAGCCTGCATTGCCGTAGCAATGGCCGCCGTAGTCGATGGATCCACACCGGCAAGCTGGCCAACAGATGCCGATTTGTTCACGCTGGATGCGATTTCTGCGGCGGTCGTCGCATTGTTTGCACCCAGGTAGTTGATCTGGTTCATCAGGCGCATAACGTCATCGTGGCTGTAATTGACCTTGTTGCCGTTCTCGTCCTTTTTTGTGAACGAAACTTCCCACTTGGCCATATAGTCGCCGGCAGTCTGGTCTTCCAGATCCATAGCCGTAGCAGCCACAGCTGTGTCGCGCAGGATGCCGCTTGTGGTCTGTTCGTCAACGTCCTTACCAGACTGACCCAGAGCCGCGCTCATGGTGGAAAGTTGTTCCGTGGTTCTTGGAATCTCCATGCTAAGCCGCTGGATGTAGTTCTCCATATCGGCATAGTTTTGCGCATAGGTCTTTCCATTTTCGGACATCTGGTCGGACGCTTTGCCCGAACTGTCTGCAAGGCCGTCCACATAACGCATGACCGGTGCCATCTGTGCTTCCAGCTTCACAGCCTCGTTTGTGGTTTTCTGAATGCCTGCGGCAACAGCACCCGTCAGCGTAGCGCCAAGTGCAAGACCAGCTTTGCCGACCACGCCCAGCACATTTGTGACCGTAGATGCCAGGGAGTTTACGCCTCGCATCTCTCCCGCCAACGAACCAGTCAGACTCTTCACCTGACTTATCGTTTTCGCCAGGGATGGATCCACTTTGCCCATGATGCGGATGCTAAGATCTAATGCTCCATTTCCCGCCATACGTCCGACACCTCGTTACACAGATTTACCAGTTCCCGCCGTGGCAGGTGCAGCAAATCGGTCATGTTGGAGTGCGTGGCAATGGACAGCTGGATAGCCGCTTTCCTAAGTCCTTTCGCCCCGCCCTTTACTCGAAAAAATCAGCGTCCACAGCGTCGCGCAGCTTTACCGCCTCGCACAGCGGCAGGCCAGCAAAGAAATCCACCGGATAGCCGGTGCCCATGCTGGCGATGATGCAGCAGTACAGGTAATTGCGGCCAGTGTTCACCGTGTTAAAACCAGCAGCCACCAGACGGTTTTCCGCCGTCGATTCACTCATGGTGTTCAGTTCGCCCACGCCGGACAGGTCGATGCCTTCAAAGGTCTGGCCTTTCAGTTCGTCCTTCTCGCCGCCCTCGTAGGTGTAGGGTGCGGCGAATTTCAAGGCATGAGATTTCAGCTGTGCCTTGACTTCATCGGCCTTCTGGCTGTTGTCCATCGCCTTCAGCACTGCGGTCTGCACCAGTTTGATCTTGCCGCGGGGCATGAGTTTGAAAAACTCCACAGGCTTTCCGGTTGCCTTGACGGCCATTTCCTGCGCAAAAGAGGTGGTAGCCTCCATTGCGGCCAGAGCAGCCAGTTCACCGGAAAGTTTCTTCTGCGCATCCACAAGATCCTGCACGGTCATCTTCGCCATGCCGGACAGATCCAGACTGTCGTACTCCTTGCCCTCAAACTTGTAGGGCTTGTCGAACTTCACGATATTCTCCATTGCTGTTTCCTTTCACGTTAAAAAGAATCAGCCGCCCCACCCTTGGGACGGCTGACTTCATCATGTATCAGGCTTTAGATCAGGGCGTTGATCTCGGCACGCATATCCTCGCCATCCACATAGTAGCGGCCTGCAAACTTATCAATGTCGATGACGGTCTGACCGTCAACCTCCATCAGGTAGCGGGTCACTTCCAGCGTGGTGCTGCTGCTCATGGTGTCGGCGCGCTTCAGCTTGCCGGGATCCAGCTCCTTGGGGCGACCGCCCAGGACGACGCGCAGACCCTTGTAGGTGTAGCCGCCGTTCTTGTTGTCGTTCTGCATAGCAGCACGCAGGGTGATCTGGATGTTCTTGTTGGGGTTCATCATCTTGGTGGCGTAGCTGTACATGGTGTTCCAGTTCAGCGTAGCCTCCATGCTCTCAAACTGGCCGGGTACGGGAGAATCCACATCGCCCGCAATGCCCATGCCGTTCACGGTCGTGGTCTTGTTCTTGATCTTGGGCAGGGTAACTTCATCCGCCAGACCGATCAGAAGATCATCTTCGGTGTAGGCATTGTAGTCATTGATGACCTGGGGAACCAGATCACTGGAAATATTCAGAGCCATCTGTCATATCCTCCTTACAGAGACAGGGCAGAAGCCAGTGCGCCGGCCTCATACTCCATGGTGTTGTTGATCTGCTTGAACGGCGGGAAGGGAGTGCAATACTGGTAGAAGCTGTAATGGCCCGCCACCAGCTCTGCGGCGGTGTTGCGGTCAGGGTCTGCCTTCATGCTGTAGCTGGCGCAGACCTCGGTAGAGACGTACACGCTGCCCTTCATGTTCTCGCTGTCGATGATGGACTGCAGGCGCTTCTTGTTCATGGGCTTGTCCAGCTTGCTCTGGTTGCTCAGAACAAACTGCGTCCAGGTATGGTTGAAGAAGCGGCGGACGCAGAGGAAAGCGTCCTTCGGGTCAGTGTTCTTCGGGTAGCAGCAGGTCTCATTGCCCCAGACCACAAAGTCGCCGGAGCGGATGAAGGTTGCCACGCCCTGCTCATTCAGAACGTTGCCCTGCTCCTGATCCATCAGCACTTCCGTGCCATCTTCCAGACAGGCTGCGGAGATGGGCACGCTCACGTTGGACGGGCTGGCGTTCGGGCAGTCGTTGTACAGACTGTCGTTGTACACGGTGGCCGCTGCCGCCAGAGCACTGCCGCTGTAAATCGCGGTGCCGATCTTGCCGTACAGCCACAGGGCGTATGCCTCGCGGGAGGTAGCGCCCTGCTTCACCTTCTGCCCGGCCACATCGGTGTACTTCTTTGCGCCGGTAGCGCTGCTGTCGATGTCAATGTAGCACACTGTACCGAACACGCCATTGATCTTGCGGCACTTAGCCTGCATGGCAGCGCATACCAGAGGATCCTTGGAGAAGCGGGGTGCCAGAATGATGCCGGGCACCATGCCCAGCTTCGGGAACACCTGACGCACGACTTCCAGACCGGTTTCCGCGCCAGTGGAAGCGCTCACGCCGCCGACAATATCAGCCGCCGTCACCTTGGTAGGATCCAGAATGGAGCCAGTCACGGTCAGCGTGGTAGCGCCATCGCCCTTACCACCAGTAACCAGCGCAATGTTCACGGTGCCGTCATCGTTGAAACTGGCGGTGTAGTCCTCATTTGCCACCAGTGCAGTGGTTTCCTTCTTCACCACCAGAGCGCCCAGCAGGATGCCGGTTTCCTCGATCTTGGCAACGCCATCATTCACCTGCACACTCTTGGTTTTCATCTCCGTGGTGTGCTTTGCAGGGTCCAGAACGTTAATCAGGACGACGGGAGCAACGCCCATCACCTGAAAGCTGGCGCTGATTGCATCGCACAGGGTATACTTTGCGAAATCGTCAGAGTAGCCAACTGCGGCGGCCGCCTCCTTGAAGGTGTTCGCCAGCAGCGGAGTGTTTACCGCTGCCGTGGGGTCAGCCAGCAGGTTGACCGGGGCGGTGCCCACGATGACCTGAAGGCCAGAGTTGACCGATACCGGCGCGGAAACGCTGGTTTCGGCCTCGGTTTTGTTAAAACCATGAGAAATAGCCATTTGTCATATCCTCCTTACTTCATCAGGTCGGCGGCCTTCTTGTAGAGAATGTTCTCTCTGGTGCCGTCCTGTTCGATCTTCACGCGCATTTCTGCGAGCTTGTCCAGCGGAACGATCAGCGCCTTCAGGAACGGCACCTGCTCCACTTTTTCTTTCAGCTTTTCGGGCAGGCCATCCACGAATACGGTGTACTGCGGAGCAATGCCCTTGACGGTCGGCCCACAGTACGCCGCAGCGCCGGTGGTTTCCGTCACAGGCTGTGCTTCCTTCACAGCCTCGGTTTTCTTTTCGGTCTTTTCGATGCTCATATCAAAGCCTCCACTTCTTCGTTTTTCAGGGTGTTGGGCGTTTCGCAGATCAGGTTGACGATGCCCCAGTAGTAGAAGTCCATGTCATCATCCGAAAGCTCCCATTTGCGGGGATATCCCACTTTGAAAGCCTCGCCAAACACAGGCTTCCGCTTGAAGTGCTGCATGATGGCTTCGATGATGTTTCCGGTGTCCTCATATCCCTGCCGGTCTGTTTCCGGGTCATAACAGCAGATGATAAGCTGCAAAAGGACCAATTGCGGATCCTTTTCGTTCACCACCTCGCCGCTCGTTCTTGATACGATGATGCACGGGAAGTTGGATCTATTGGTATCCACATCGTCGTCATCATCGGTCGGGGACGGGATAAACTGCTTGAAGATCTTCAGCGACTTTTCGCTCTCCTGTCCCTTGAACTTCATATCCCGGAACAGTTCCTTCAACTCGTCAATCATGGCCTGCTGGCACATTTCGCTGGTATAGCCGGTGATTTTTTCAGCCATATCAGATCACGCCCTTTCGTTTTGCATTGGCGATCAGTTGCCGGACGCGCCGTTCCGTGTTCTGCTGCAGCATCTGCTCCACCGTCTGCTCCTGCATCTCCCACACGGTATGGTGCATCGCAGAGCCGGAAGGGCTGGACAGTGTTGCCAGCTTCTCGTTCGGTTTCCAACGTTTCTTGCCGCTCTCCGTGTAGTCCTTATCCGCAGGCACTCCGAGCTGACGTTGTACCATGCCGATATGCTTCGACTTGAACTGCACCAAGAAGCCCTTGCTCTTATCGCTGGTGCCGCCCAGAGCAATCATCGGACTGCCTTTCAGGACGTGCGCCCGAAAAACGGGCGGCGCATTGCGGACAGACGGACCCATGAAGGGCTTTGTGGGGCTGGTTCTGAAATAGCCCAGGTCTGCCCGGAATGCGCCGGGGTCGTTCTTCATAATGGCAAGGATAGCGGTAGGCCGCCGGTTGGTGGCCTTCTGGCGCTGGCGCAGATCTTCGATCATGCGTCTGCTCGCCGCGTTCAGGTCGTAGCGCTTCTTCACTTCGGTCAGCATCAGCTTGCGCGTCTGCCTGGCCGTTGTGTTTACGGCCACCTTCAACGCCGCCGGGGTTTTGTTTCCCAGTACGCCAAGAGCGCGGGTCACTTCCGCGTCATCAACGGAGACCGTCAGGTTGGAAGCGTCATAGTTGGTATGGAAGTATGCCAACTTACCTCACCCTTTCCAGTTCCATGCGATACATACCCGCTTTCAGGGAGCAGGATTTGATGTTGTAGATCCGTTTCTTGTCCAAGGTGATCTGCTTGCCGCTCTTCGGCATGGGGCCGTAGTCCTTCTGCTTCACAAAAAGCAGCAGGTCGGCCTTGTACATACCCTGGTCAAAGGATTGCTTTGCTCCGCCCTCCCAGTGCGCCGGACGTTCAAGTACGCCGGGGTGCTGCGTGATACAGAGCATCAGCTTATCATCTATGTACCGTTCTTCTGCAAACTCATTCGGGTTGAAGATTACGTTCCGCACATCCTGTGCAACGCAGTCTTTGAACGTAGGAAACGGTTTCGGGGTTTCCGGTGTGCCGTAGTTCTGGTCAACGTCCAGCATATCCGTGCTCCTTCCCGTATCAGCAGACGGTAGCAACCAGCCAGCTATCCACCTTGTCGGGAATGGTCAGCGGACGGGTCTGCAGCTCAAGGATCATGCGGTCAGGACCATGCTTCACATAGGTGCGCAGCAGACGGTTGGTCTGAGCGGTGATGGTGCGCTTGGCGTCGTCGATGTAGGAAGTCAGGCCGTAAGCACGCATGAAGTTCGGGTTGGAGGGCAGCAGAGCAATCTTATTGTCATCCACCAGCCGCTTGGTAACGGGCGCAGAGGGATTGGTCCAGTCGTCCAGATAAACCTCACCGTAGGTGTAGATGTCCAGACTGGGCTTGCTCAGGTGGCCGATATAGCGTGCGCCGTTGGGCAGGTCCTTGGGGTTGATGATGCCCAGTTCGATGCGGCGGTTGTCCAGCATATTCTGCACGTTGGTGTCGGCCAGGAAGTTGCGCAGAGCGGTCTTGCCCATGACAACATGATCCACGTTGGCAAAGCCATTTTCCAGCACCTGATCCACCCAGTCCTCCAGATCATCCAGAGGCTTAGCGGCAGATGCGCCCCATTTCTTCGTGCCTTCCAGCGTCACCTTGTTGGTGAAACCGAATTCGATCACCTTGTTCACACCGGGGCCTACAACGGGAATCTGTCCGTCCATGATGGTGCGCACGGCCATCCACTCCTCGCGGCGGGTGGCAGCATCGTTCAGGCGCTGGTAGTCCTCGATCAGCTGCTTTGCGGCGCGCTCTTCGGGGGTCATGCCAGAATACAGATCCTCGCCGGGCATACGCTCCAAAGCGTCGTTTGCGGTGGTGACGGTCAGAGGGTTAATCAGAGGCGGAGTAAAGCTCTCGGTCTGGTAGCCCTCATTCTTGAGCACCTGTCCGCCGACCAGAGGATGCACGAAAGAAGCCATGCGGCGGTCACCCTTCACCACGTCGATGTCCACGCTCTTGGTGGCAAAGGTCTTGACGTTGGTGAAATAGTTGTCCAGGAAGAAAGTGCGTACCGGGGGAGTGGTGCGCACAACCTCGGCCAGATACCGAGGCTCATAGATACTGATTTCGTTAGCCATAGTTGTTATTGCCTCCTACTCACTTCAGGAAGATGCCCAGATTGCGCAGAGCAACTTCAACGTCTGCTGCTTTTACGCCCTCAGGCAGCGCCAGACCGTCGGCGAAAAACTCACCCGTCAGATAGATGGGCACTTCCTCGTCTGCCGCTGCGCTGTCTGCGGTGATGCCGTACAGCCCAGTAACGGACAGCGGATTACTGCCGTCCACCTTGGCGATGGGTTTTACCTTGCCATCGGCCAGCAGCACCGGGGCGTGTGCCTCAACTGCTGCGCTGGCTTTTTTGGTGGCCTTTGCGATGCCGATGTTCGTGCCGGCAATAAAATGCTCCGGGGCGGTGGAATAGATCTTTCTTTCCAGATCCATGCTCATAACCTTGTCCTCCTTACTTCACGCCGTTCATCTTGTGGATTGCGTTCATCAGGCCCTTTTCCTGTGCCTTCTCCGGCTCCGGGTTGGCGGGCGGCGGATTGGTGATGTTGTTCGCGCCGGAAGTCTGAGCGTTGGCCTTCGCCTTGTCCAGATAGTCCTTGCCCTGAGCGTTCTGCTTTGCCTTCATGTTGGCAATCACCGCCTTGGCAAATGCCGCAGAATCCATAGGCTTCACAAACTTTGCCTCGTTTGCCTCGTCCTCAGCACCAGGAAGGGTGCTGTCCTCGATCTCCTTGATGCGGGTACGCTCGGTAGTGGCAGCGTCATTCTCGATCTGTGCCACCATATCGGGGTACGCCTTGCGGAGATCATCAACGGTCTTGATTTCCATGTCTTTTACCTCCCCATGGTCGTTGTGTCCCGGCAGTTCCGCCGGGGTTTTATTTTCAGGCCGGGCAGTAGGCTTTTTTGCCTTTGCCCGGTTTCTGACAAATTCGGGTGCCTCGTTGAAAGGCAGGTGGGTGCCGACGCTGTTGACGAACAGGATGCCGTTGCGGTTCTCCACCACAGCGTCTTCCTCAGCGTCGTCCACCTCGTCCACAAAGCCGTTTTCCTTGGCTTCATCTGCCGTCCACCAGTTTGTTTCATCCATCCACCTTGCGCACTCGTCTGCATCGTGGCCGGTCTTCTTGGCGTACAGGGAAACAATGCTCTCTCTGGTAGTGTCCAATGCTTTCAGATAATCCCGCATCTCAGCCGCCGTCAGGTAGCCACAGATTCCCATACTCACCGGATGGACCATGTAGGTGCTGTCCGCTGCCGCCACCACCTTGTCGGCGTGGCAGGCAACGATAGTGGCTGCACTGGCGCACAGACCGTCGATGTGGGCGGTCACAGCGGCAGCATTGCGTTCCAGCTGATTGCCAATGGTCTGAGCCGCAAACACGTCACCGCCACCGGAGTTGATGTACACGGTGATTTCGGTCACATCGCCCAGTGCGGCGAGATCGTCTGCAAACTGTTTCGGGGTGACTTCATCGCCCCACCAGCTTGTTTCGGAAATGTCGCCGTAAAGAAAAAGCTCCGCTTTCTGGCTGTCAGCCAGATTGCAGAACTTCCAGAACTTGTTATTTGTCGTCTTCGGGGTCGTCTTGGAACTAGGTTTGCCCATCGCACCCTACCTCCTTTATTTTCTCCATTTCGGACTTGCGCTGGCGCATATTTGCCCGCCAGCTTCCGCCGGTCATCTGCGCCGTTTCCTGCTCGGCAGTGCTGATGCCCTTGTCCATACGCAGGATCGCCGCCTCGATCTCTTTCTTGGCATCCAGATTGGTGCGCGCAGGACCGTTCCATGTGCAGCCCATGTAAGCTTTCGCCACAGCCGGGTCGTCAAAGAAGCCGGGTGCATTGATGCGCCCACGGGCTACTGCCTCGGCAAACCACTTCTCGTAGGCAGGCTGGCAGAAGTCCGCCGCAAAGCTATCCCGCAGCACACCGCAGGTGCGCCAGAACTCGTTCAGTGCGCCGCGGCTTGCAGAGTAGTTGGAGCTAAATTTCTTGTAAAGCACCTCACTGGGGATCTCTACGCCGGTCGCTACCTGATTGGACATGGCCGTCATGAAGCCGTCGTAGGTTGTGGTCGGGTGCTTCGGGTCGAATACGCTCGTATCCTCTCCCGGTGCAAGGTCGAACACCGCGCTCGGTGCAAGGTCGATGCCCAGTTCATCGGGCGGGGTGTTCGGATCCTCCGCCTTATCTGCCGGTTCCTCGCCGAACGGTGCTTGACTGGTCGGGTTTTCATGCTTGATAAACAGCGTGATGGACGATGCCACGATGGCCGCCGCCAGCTCTGCTTCTGTGTATCTGCCCATCTGTTTCAGCGTGGGCAGCACCGGGGCCAGCAAGGGCACGCCGCGCCGCTGCCCGGCACGCTCCCTCTGTGTGACGCACAGGATGTTCGGTTCTCCCGTTTCGGGGTCGCGGGCTTCTACCCGCGTCCATGTCAGTGGCACCGTGCTGTCGTAAGCCAGCGGATGCCGGCTTGCTATCCAGTACGCCACCACCGCGCCGTCCCGGTTCGTTTCCACGCCCTGCACGATCTGGAACACATCATGCCCGTCTATCTTGCAGGGTGCCATTATGTCTGTGCGGTCAGGGCTGCAAATCAGATCAGCCTCGATCAGGCGCAGCCGCAGAGCATACGGCCAGTGCGGATGTTCGCTGAACTGCACCACTGCAAACACATCGCCGTTCATCAGGAAACTGGTGAACGCCAGCGTCTGCAGCCGCCAGAAGTTATCCATGCCAGCAGCATCGCAAAGGGTGCTGTCTGCCCAAAGTTCAAATTCGCGGGAGATCTGCGCCTGCAATCTGTCTGCCTGTTCCTCGTTCAAGTGCAGATAGTCCGCATCCACCTGCGGGGTCGGCACAAGGCCGCTGCCCACCACGTTGGTGCGCAGGGTCTTGATGGCACCCGTTGCCAAAGGGATGCCCATATAAGCATCCCGGCTCCGTTTGCGCAGAATATCAAGATTATCTTCGATATCCTCTTTTGCGCTGCCGCCGCCAACGTGCCAGCTGCGCATAGCGCGGGAAATGCGGCTTGCTCCGTAGTTTCCGTAGCCGGTGCCGTTGTTCATGACGGACAGTGCGGAGCGTGCCACAGCGCGGCGATACCCTTTTTCAGGGCTGATTGCCGCAATGGCCTTATCCAGAATATTTGCCATGTAGTCCACCGTCCTTACACATCATGCGGCGAGAAGTGGTAGATCCGGTTTCTGCCCCGGCCTTTTTCTTCTGCTTCCGCTTCGGCCACTTTCTTTTCCCAGAAGATGATGCTCTCCCGGATCTGTTTCAGGCTGGCACGGGTCAGCATCATCTGCTCGATCTGGTAACTTTGCCCTGTCGAAACAACAGCTTCCGCTTCCAGCCACATATCAAGGTGCCGCTGTGCGGCTTCTTTTGAGATGATCGACACTGTTTAGATACCTCCCGATCTTCTTCTGCGGTATTGGCGCGGTGCGGTCTGGCGGGGCGCTTCCTCTCCTGGAATTTCCAAACCGGGAGGATTGCTGATTTCCAGCGCCGCCGTTGCGTAGTTCCGAACGTCAAACGCTTCGTTACGTTTCTGCGCCGGGTCTTTCAGTTCCCACCGCTCCACTTTGCGGCCAGACTTCCAGCGTGTAACCTTGTGTTCCGCAGTAAGCATCTTGAAATAGTTTTCGTCATACCCGGCATCCTCTGCCGCCGGAAAGTGGCAGTAGTTCGGGCCTTTGATAAGCACCTTCAACCGGGCAAGGACATGGTTTTTGCCGGTATCAACGCCCAGCGTGAACAGCTCACCGCCCACGCGGTTGTTCTTCGTGGGGTTGCGCAGGTAGGGTACGTCCATACCGCCGCGGCCTTTGATGGGCCAGATGTGCCGTTCCTCGCGCTCTTTGCAGAAGCGGATGACCTGATCCGGGAAGTGTCCGCCGCTGTCCATGCAGACGCACCGCAGGGACAGTTCCGTGCCGTCCTTCTTTTTCCAAGTCTTTGATAGGAAATCGTCCAGATCTGCCCAGACCTGCCCGCGTTTCAGGTCGCCGTAGATGCGCTGATACCGGATGCCCCAGCTTTCTTTGCCGATGCCCCAGCCCACGACTTCCGCCTCAAAGCGGTTGTCCTGCGTATCGACACCGGCCGTCAGGTACACCACGCCGTCCGGCACCTCGGCCTCGTAGAACTCGCGGCGATCCAGCAGGTTGTTTGCCTCTACCGTTTCGCCCGGTTCTTCCCACGGCAAGCCAAGGTCGGTGTTTACGAACACCTGCATCTTTTCATAGTCGCCGCGCTTTGCGTCCATATCCGCCGCTATGAAGTCCTCCACGATCTTGTCCCACCCGCAAAGGGTAGAACCTATCTTGTTCATGTGAAAGCCTCTCACGGGGCGCTCTGGGTGCTCTGCGTGCCATTTGCCTTTCAGGCTGTTCTTCTTCCAGCGGTATTCATTGTCCAGGCAACCGCACTCGGCGCAACGGTACTGCGCACCGCCCGCCGTCCAGTTGTCCTTGTCGAATACCATGTTGTCCCATACAAAGGGTTGATAAAAGCCGCAGTTCGGGCAAGGCACCGTCCACTCTTCTTGTGTGGAGGCGTTGAACTCGTCCAAAATGCGGCTATTGTTTTTGGTGGTGGGGGTGGATACCAGCACCGTCTTGTAATCCCAGTAGGTCGTTTGGCGCTGCTCGGCCAGCATGACCGGGTCGCCCTCTTTGCCGGCGCTTGCCTTGTAAGCGTCCACCTCGTCCGCCAGCAGCACCTTGATGGGGCGGCCGCGGAGGTCTGTCGGGGCATTTGCGCCAACAATGGTCAACTGTCCCCCGGCAAAGTTTTTCTTCATGATCGTGTTACCGGAATAGCGGCTCTTGTTGTCCACAAGGCCACGGAGCACCGGCGTGTCCCGGATCATGGTCGCCAAGCGGTCTTTGCTGAAACTTTCGCCCAGATTCACGGTGGGTTGCACGATCATGATGGGGGCGGGGTAGTAGCTCATGTAATACCCGATGGTGTTTAGGATCAGGCCGTCCGTCTTGCCGGACTGGGCGCACATCATGGCTACCACCTTGCGGATATGCACATCTCCGATAGCGTTCATGATCTCCCGCTGGAACGGCGCATTGTCCGTGTTCCAGCGCCCTTGCGCCGCAGAGGCTTCCGCCGACAAGCGCCGGTAGTTGTCCGCCCACTGGCTAAGGGTCAGGTTCGGGGGCGGTTTCAGCGCTCCCAGTGCCCGGCTGAACATCTCCGCCGTCTGCGGTTCCAGGTGGATCATCGCCATGTTCGCTGCCACCTTTCTTGACGCAGCTCTTGAACGGACAGAACTGCTGGATCTCATTTAGCCGGGTGCCCCAGACGCAGTGCCGACACTTATTCTTCCTGCTCATCTTCGGATTCCTCCTCCGGTGCTGCCAGCGCGATTTCCGGGTCGCTCAGTTCCACAAGCGCTTCCTGCACGGCTTTTTGCAGAATATCGTGTGCTTCCGCCGGGTCGGTCAGCTGCGCCATGGTGCTTGCGTACTTGGTCGGGATGGTTTCCAGTCGGTTCTTGAAATTGGCAAAGATGGTTTTGAGGGCGTGTTCCACTTCCTCGGTGCGGTGCAGGTCGCCTTGGGCTTCCTCCATCCGCATTTTCTCGATCTTGCCGCGGGTCTCTTCCCGCTCGGCGCGTGCAGCTGCAAGGCGGGCTTGGCCGTCTTTGCCGCCGGTCTTGAAGTTCAGGTACTGCCGGACGCAGACTTTCATATCAAAGACACCGGGGCGGACTTCGGACAATACGCCCTGATCCCGCAGGTTCCGCACCTGCCGGTCAGTGATGCCCAGCCATTCCCCGACAGCCTTACTCGTATACAGGGGCATCCTCGTCACCGTCCTTGTCGGGTATCTCTCCGGTTGCCCGGATCCGCAGCAGGTCAAGCCGTTGCTGTTCGGTTTCCAGATGCAGCTTGTCCATCTCGTTCTTCTGCATCTGGGCTGCCGCTGACAGGATTCGCCCATGGATCTTGTTCAACGCTTCCTGCAACTGCAAGATGCGCTGCGCCGGGGTCTCCTTCTGGTACATACCGATCCGCTGGTTTGCACCGTCCCGCTTCCGCTTGCCGCGTCCGCCGGGTACGCGCATATCGGTGACGCTGGACGTTATCAGCTGGTCAGGCGGCAGCTGCTGGTATTCCTTGATCTTGTCCAGAATGTACTTTTCCCGGAGCAGCAGCACACCGATCTCGTGGGAGGTCAGTTCGGTGCTGTTCCGGGGTGCGTCCTCTACGATCTGTTTTTCTTCCGGGGTGAGCCGGTCAAAAAAGATGGTGGAGTATGCCCCATCCTTTTCTGCGTTCAGGTTGCCCACCGGTGCCCCGCCGCCTGGGTTGCCCACGGCGTTTTTGTTTCCCGGTTGACCGCCGGGCTTCCGGGGTGTGGGCTGTTCCCACCCGTCCTTTGCTTTCCAGCGGCGGACTGTATCGTATTTAAGATGGAGGTCATCCGCCAGCTGCCGGAGATTTACTTCTCCGTCCTTCTCCATCCGGGCGGCATACTCAGCGCGGGCGGCATCGCGCTCATCGCTTCGCCTTGCCATTCCGTTTTCCTCCAATAAAAAATGCCCCGCCTGGCAAATCATCCAGACAGAGCATTCAGCATCGCCGCCGGTCCAGCGGCTTTTCTTCGGGTCGCTTACAGATTGTAAGCAACAGGGTATGAAAAAGACCCCTCGGCGCTTCCGCCGTGGGGTCTCTCGCATAATTCCACTGTACCAATTATACCACCAAAACCGTCTTAAAACGTCTTATCTTTCGCCGGTACGGGCTTTCAAATGTAAACAGTTTATGACATAGTACCATTTTGCCGCCCTCGGCAAGATGGTTTTCCCGATTTTGTTGACCTCAACAAGATCGCCGCCGGGGTGTTATGGTATGCACCATTTCGGTGGCGTCACCGCCATGGTGTGCAGCCCTGAAATTTTTGAACCCGTCACCCTTTTTCGGTGGCCGGAGGGCGGAAGCCCTTCAAAAAATTTTGCACCTAGAAATATTTTGGGGCTTCGGAACCCGCACCGCGCCCGCCGACGGGGGGCAGTACCTTACCGGCGGCGGGGGTCATCGGGGCGGCCG